TCGTATCCTGTGTTTGAGATAGAAACGAAGTACTCCACGTCATCCGCATAGAAAGGGTCGCGATCTCCCTGAGGTTCGAGGGAGAGGTTCACGGCGCCTGGGATCCTGACCGGAGTGGCATATGTAGCGCTGCCGTCGTCGGCGATGGTAGCGACTGCATAATGCACGTTTTTCAGGCCGTACTTGATTTTGTTCTTAGGTGTATCACTCATTATGAAATTCCTCCTTGTGGCTATTGTTTCGTGATGATTTTCTTGCATTCCTGCTTGTATTCTTTGATGATGATCTGCTCGACAGGCTCAATGTGCGGGCGTCCAGTAAAGTGCGCGCCCTTGTAGCCGACCGGATGGCTCTTCTCGAGGAGATGCGCCACTCTGTACTCCCGGCTGCATATGACGACGTCAGCGTGTACTCTGTTCAGGGCTTCCGTCCTCGCGTACCATGAGCGCTTATACTTGCGGCCGCCGAAGCCTGCTCCTGCAGCGGAGCTGTTGACGGCCTGAGCGCCTTTTTCCGCGACTGCTACCGTTTGCCGTGTGATGCCCATGCTCACGTCATCGTTGTATTCCTTGAGGATATTCTGAATTTCGCCTGCCAGCTGATCTACGGATATCCTCTTGCCCATGATCAGACCTCCTCGTCTTCGTCGTACCGGTCGCTGCCCGGACGGACATCGTATATGATCAGGAACTCCTTCGTCTCCGAGTCGCGCAGGTCCTCGCCCTTCGTGTACAAAAATCCTGCATCGAGGAGCTTCTGCTCGATCATGTCCTCTACGTCTTCGGACTTCTCCAGGAAGTAGTAGTCCACTTCGTAGGTGTTGCCCATCTTGAAGTAGAATGTGTCGTCAGCTATGAAGTTGTTCTGGCCTTTTCCGCGCCAGACGATATACGGTGCTTCGATCTCACTCTCGATTTCAAAATATGCCGTATAGATTCCGGTGCTCTCGAGGACCTCCTTGATAGGGATCGTCGCCATTATTCAGCTCCTTTCGTGCGGTTTCCGTCGCGCTCCCGCATTTCCGCGGTTATCTCGAGGCGATAATTATCTAATGCGTGATACGTCCTGATGACGTCGTATGTGAGCCCCTGGTATCTGACCACCTTCTCGTTCTGGTAGTCGTCCTTGTCTGCGATCGCAAAAACGCACGTCGGCCGGATGTTGGCCATCGCTGCAGCATAGAACTCTGACCGGGACACACTTGTCACTTCCGCGTATACCTCACGCCATTCGATAGTCTCTTTTTCCTGTCCGTATTCGTTTTTGGCGTACTTTATTCTTCCGAATTCGATGATGTCGTTGTACATCTGTACCCCTCACTCTTCCTCAGTTCGTCCAGCTGGATCCGATACGATTCCTCGTACTTGTCACTCATCTCCGGTGTATCTGCAAGTTTTGCAAGCACAAAAGTGACGACGGCCTCGATAATGAGGTCGTCGTCACTGTTTGCTTTGTCTTCACGCACACCAGCCCTCTTGATATTGGCACGGGCTGTCTTGACCAGCCTGTCTATTTCGCTGTCAAGCCCGGAGTGCCTGATACGCTTCGCGGTCTTGATCTGCTCAATTACAGGTACCATCATGTCGTCTTAACCTCCTGTGCTCTACGATTCCTGCTGTTCGAGGAACTCTGCGATGATGTCCGCCTTGAGGCTCTTCGTGATCGTGTATCCGAGCTCCTCGGCGAGAGCCTTGATCTGCGCGATCGTCATTGCGTTCAGTTCTTCTTCGGTGTATGCCTTCACTGTCTCTGCAGTTGAAGGTGCGGATTTAAGGCTAGCAGCCTTCCCTGCTAGCCCGCTGTAAAAGTTACTTTTACGAACGCCTTGTCGTTCTCGAGGCCTGCGTCGAAGGTCTCTACGCCGGTGTAGATCATGTTGCCGGTCTTAGCTTCGCGTGTAGGGAATACCTCCATCGGGCCGAACTTGTTGGCCTTCAGAGCGCCCTTGACGCCGAAGTATGCAACGTTTGCGGCGAGGTTGGAGTCCTTCTTTACGGACGCACCGTAGATCCTGCCCTGAACAACTGGATCTACCATGCCGTTCGGGATCATGATCTTCTTGTTGTCTGCGTCTACGATTCCTGCGAGGCCATTCCAGATGGTCTGCGAGTTTGCGTAGATCACGACTTCACCATTCTCATCGAGGAGCGAGAAGATGTTGCGGATAACTGCATCCGTGTATGCCTGACCTGTCAGGACGTTGGATGCGTTGATCTTGACGTTTGCATTTGCAGTCTCACCTGTTGCCGGAGCAGTACCGTCAAGTCTTGCTCTTGCGACAGCTTCCTCTGCAACTGCGATCCTCTTGGAGATGTCAGCTACCAGCCAGTCTTCAAATGCGTCGACAGACTGGAACTGCATTCTGCGGGTCATGATGGCGTGCTTCTTGATGTCTACGCCTGTGAGGGTAGCGAGAACGAATGTGTCCTGCTCGTCGTTGTTTGCAGCGGCTTCGCCTACGACTGCAGCATCGCCCTGAGCGATTGCTGTTCTGACAGGGTAGGAGAATACGCCTTCGATGGCTGTCATGACAGCGTCCTCGATCATCGGAGCGTCAGCTTTGACTCTGTCGACGATCTTGTTCAGCATTGTGGTAGGTACCACTGCGCTGGTGTTCGATGTCATGAATGTGAATGCCGCTCTCTCTTCCTTCGTCATGTCTCCGAGGAAGTGGTTGCCGTCTCTGTCTACGGCGATGTTCTTGAGGAATGCGCTTCTGTACTCTGGGGACGAAGCGTCATATGTTCTCTCCTCAGCTGAAGCTGCGCCCGTAGCGACTACAGTTGTGTCTACTACTCCGGACTGGATGCCGCGAGCTTCTTTCTTCCTTGCAACAGCTGCCTCGAGCTGTGCTCTCTTCTCCTGGAGCTCCTCGAGCTCTGCGGTCAGCGCTTCGATCTGTGCTGCCTCTGTGCAGCTTCTGACCTCTGCGTCAATCTGATTGATTCTTGCGATTATTTCTGCGAGTGTCATTTTACTTAGTCCTTTCTTTTACGTAGTTGTACCTTGCAAGGGCCAGGCTTACCGCCTTTCTGCTTTCCGCTTCCTGTTCTTTGCTTTCCGCCTCGAACATTCTCCTCGCGCTGATTTCTGTGGCATCATATGCCGGTATATCAACTGCACTCACGTCGAAGAGCTTGTCGATGCCGGTGATCTTGCGATGCACCTTGTAGACTACGACGTCGTTCTCTTTGGTCTCCTCCGTAGTCCTCTCCTGACTCTTGATCGTGAATGCAAATGACATCTTGTCGATGTTCCCGCGTTTGATGTCGCGGTATAGCTGTTTGTGGCCTTCGTCATCGTCCCAGAGCTCTGTCTCCATCTCCAGCTGCTTCTTGTCCCTGTTGACGTTCAGCTTCAGGCTGTTGTTTCTGGTCCTGGCGAATACCCTGCCGCCATGGTTGTAGTTGAATATGACGTCCGACATGTCGGCCTCATCAAAGGCTCTCTCGTCGACCTGTTCAAAAACCATGTAGTTGTCCCATCTGAAAAGCAGCGTCTCCTGGTTGAATACGCAAGGGACGCCTCTGATGATCAGCTTCTCAGGCTCGCCTTCTGCGGCCTCTCTGACCTCTATGTTCATGATCTGGAAGTCTCTGAACTGAGCCTTCTTGTTGTCGATCAGTCTCTCGATGTTCTCTATCTCTCTACTCATCCTCGTCTTCCTCCTTGTTGTCTTTCACGTCTTCGACCGGTGCTGTGTCGAGTCTTCTGACCGGCACGTCTCCGCCTTCAAGCGGGTGCAGGTTCAGCGCAGCTCTCCACTCGTTAGGAGTCAGCGCTCCTCTGTCGACCATCTGCACCAGAGACAGCTTCTCTGCGGTCGACATGAACTGGATCGTGTCCGCCTCATACTGGACCGCGCTGCCGTGTGAGATCTCGATGTTCGTGTAGAGCTTCGATGTCATCTCAAGGGACAGCTCGATCAGGAACGGCTCGATCTTTGATTCATAGAATGCCTGCATCTGCTCCGGCTTCTGCTTCGACATGATGATCTCGTCGTTGACGCCGAAGTATCTGAAGCAGTTCTCTCTGAATTCCTTCATCTGCGACCAGTTTGTGATCGTCGGGTTCATCTCCAGGGCCTTGAATTCCTGCGTCGAGTCGAGTGCTGCGACTCCGCCTTCGTTCGCTATGCCCATGTAGTCCTGAACGAACTGGTCTCTCATGGTTTTGAGGTCCTTCGGATCCAGCATCGCCTTCGTCGACTTGATGATTCCTCTGAGGTTTGCTGTGGACTTGATGGCATTCGAGATGCCCTGGTTCGACGTTTCGATCAGATCTAAGGTCTCGAGGATAGGCGAGTTATCGTCTCCGGCTATGTCCGAAGAGTTGTAGTCCTTCCTGAGGACTATCAGATCTGCCCATGCGACTGTCAGCTGGTTCCCGTTCGGCATCGTGAACTGGATGTAGATCTCTCCGGACTGCGCCTGCATCGCCTCAAATGATGCATACGGGACCGGATAGAAGCCGACGGGCTTGTTTCCCTTTGTCGGATCATCTCTGACTATCATGATGAAAACCGTATTTGTCAGCTCGTACATCGTGCGGACCTTATACAAAAAGGCCTTTCCGTTCATTAACGGGTTCGGCCTCATTTTCAGCAGCATTTCCAGCTTTTTGTCCTTGCACACCGGGTTCGCTTTCGATGTGTGATCCGCCAGTGCTCTGATGCACGAGCGGACTAAATCCGACTTGTACATGTTCCTTCCGAACGGGAAGAAAATACTCGTAAAGGAACCGAACTCTCTCCAGTTGGTCAGGCTCCTCTTGATCGCACGGAAGCGATCTATCAGGCTCTTGAATGGATTCACTCTTCTCTCCTTTCCGCCATCTTTACGGCCTGCATGTATTCCTCTTCATGCCCTTTCATGCATGTGTATGCATTCAGGAGAGATACCACGCCGTCTATGCGTTTATTTTGCTTTATCTTGACCGGCATCTGTGACTCGATGCCCTCTGCATTGAGCGACTTGACTCTCGTGTTCATGAGGCACCACAGCAGCATCGGGTTGTCCTGATAGATGATGTTGTGTGCCTGGAATTCTGCCTTCAGGCTCTTGAACGGATACGTCCACGTCTTAGCTCCCTGGGCGATCTTTTCCATGTCGAAGCCGTAGCTGATCATCTCTTCTGCCCAGTATCCCGCCAGCGCTCTGTCGTAGCCTACCCAGAGAGGGCGAAGGCCGCGTTCTCTGACCATTTCCACGAACCAGGCTGTGACATCACTGTATCTGACCTGTGTGCCTTCGCAGACTGTCAGCCAGCCCTGCTCTGCCCAGAGTCTGTACGGAGCTTCCGGTTCGTTCTGCTTGTCTATCTCTTCAAGCCTGCTCTCAGGCAGGAAGTACTTCTGCAGAACTATCCACGGCCCCTCGAGGTTCTTCTTGAGCAGCATTGTTGCGCATGTCAGGTCGTATGTGCTCGACAGGTCGCATCCTCCGACGCAGTATGCGTCTCGGAGCTCTGCGTCCGGGAATATGGTCTTGTTTATCGCAGCATCGGCTCTGAGCCATGCCGCATTCTCGTTCTCGTTCAGGTTGAAGTCTTTCACGAGGACCGTCGGCTTGTAGGCAGGATCCTGCTTTGCCTTCTCGACTGACTGCTGCAGCTTCTCGATGCGCTTGATTGGTCCGAGGCCCGGGTTCGCCATGATCCAGTATTTCTGGTCGAGCCACTGCTCCTTCTTCATCAGCGCGTAGTAGAGGAACAGAAAGTGCTCGTCCTTGACGGTGCCCTTGAGCATGTCGAGGCCGTACTTGACCTGTGCATCGTAGATCCCGCCTCTGACGAAGTTGTTCGTACTGATGCAGAACACGAGAGGCTGTCTCCTGGATGAGGTTGACTGCTTCATGTCGTCGTAGATCCGGCGGTTCGTTATCGCTCCGAGCTCGTCTACGACAACTGCATGAGAGTTGTACGAGTCGAGCTTCTTGACGTCTGAGGCCAGTGGCTTGATGATGCCCTCATTCCACTGAAAATAGATGTCGGACGCTCGCTTCTTCAGGTGTTTGCTCAGGAACGGGCTGTGCCTCATCATGCGGACAGCCTCGTCATATCCCTTCTTTGCCTGGTCGATCTTCGTCGCTATGAAGTAGATCTCCGGAGCGCCTTCGTCATCGTTGCACAGGAGATCCAGGGAGACGGCAGCCATCTCTGTGGTCTTGCCGTTCTTCCTGCCCCTGAAGTCGTCCACTTCAGTGAACTGCCTGACGTCATTGTCATCGACGAACCCGAATGTCGCTTCGAGCTTCGCCTTCTGAAAGAGCTCCAGCTTGAGAGGCTCTCCCATGACTCCCTGTGACTGCTTGCAGAATGTTTCGATGAAGTCTATGTGTGCGTCTGATATGTCTGTATCGAGATGATACTTGCCGGGCTTCAGGGCAGCGTCTGCGAGTCTTGAGTACATCGCTTTGATGTAGTCGTTTGCGAGGATCCTGCCGTCCTGAATAGCCTCTGCATATTCAAGAACGTATGACATCACTTTTTCCTTCTGGCTATGAACTGCAGGAACTCGTCGTTCGCTTCTCCGCCGTCAGCTCCTCTCAGATTTGCGAGCGCTGTGATGGTCTTGACATACTCCGAGGAGTACTTCGTGTGGACCTCCACTGCGGAGCTTTTTTTGCGGCCGTACTGGTTCTCGCCGTTCTTGTATTCCTCGACGACGCCGTCCCTCTTGATCAGCTCCGCCGTCTCGTCGAGAACTATCTTTTGCGTCGCTGCGAGGTCGATCAAGCCACTCGCGAGATCCTCTTTTTCGCCGAAAAATAACAAAAGACGCGCCTTTTCTTTCTTGATCAGGCGCTTTCTTTTCTTTTGGTCATATATTTGTACAAAATTATTTTCACTGGCCATATACTACACCCGTTATATGCATGACTCGTCAACACAATGC